TTAATTATCTGTTTATTGCAATCCAAATAAGTCCAATAACAAATGTAGCCACAACTAATACTAAACCTATAACTGCAATTATTTCTACTACAGCTTTACGTCTTTCTTGTTGGTCATAAATTGCTTGTTGCCTTTTCTTCCTAATATCCCCTTCAGTTTTTAAGAGCTCTTCCCAAGCAGATGGGCCTCTGGTAAATGAGATTATTTGTTTTAACTCATTCCTCATATCCTCTGCTTTTTTCTTAGCCATGAAGATTTGCATAGCTTCTTCTTCTACAGAACCAGCTTGAAATAACTTTTTAAATAGGGGGGGTTTTCTATTGTATTCTTCTGCTTTCTTAATATCCGAAACTGCACCCATCCAGCGATACAAATCTCCATCCAAGGATTCTATTTCTCGGCCGGCTGCAAATCCAGCTTTTATGGTATTGAAAGCACCAGTTGCCATAGCAACTGCTGAAATAGGGTCTATCATTTATTTGCACCTCTCACTCTCTCAAGAGTATTTATACAAATAAAAAAAGGGAGAGCATTTCTACTCTCCCTTTATCCTTACCTAACCGTGGGTATGGACGGACTTATTAAGTAGTCACCCTTATTCCTTAGCGAGTTTTTGGAAGTATGACATAGTGTCATCATCATCCTCTTCTACACTAGGAATGTTTGGTTGAGGTTCAGTTTTGAACTGTGGTGTTTCCACAACGTCCTCATCAATCATAGAGGCAGCAGATGCAGTAACAGTTCCAGAGAGAACATCATCTAACCTTTTCTTCAATTCATCATATGATTTGAAGTTGGTTGGTGCATGAAAATCTTGTAATGAATACTGAGTTTTCCATATACCGTCAAGTTTCTCGTCACTGTCTGCAAGTGCAGTTACACTATCAAATTCAGACTTATCATAGTTCCAGAAACCATCAACCTTGCGAATCTTCAACTTGAAGTTCGCACCTTCCCAGAAATCGAAAGGGTTAATAGGTGTTTCGTCTTCAAACTCTGGTTGCATTGAAGCCATAATCTTATCAAAGATTTTCTTACCATAACGAAATAGAAACACTTTTCCTTCATTCTCTGGGTGTTTTGGGTCGGATACTACAAAGATATTTGAGTAGTATTCCAACTTTCTCTTTTGCTTTCTAGCAATCTCTTTATCAGATTCAAGTCCAGTATTCCACAACGCAGAGTTGTGTTCTGAAACTGGGTCTTGTTTACCGATAGTGGTAAGTGAGTTCTCAATGAACCATTTACCAGTAGAACCTTGGAAAGCGTGTTTGAACATCTTAATCCAAGGAAGTTCTTCACCATCTGGTGCAGGCAAGAAACGAATGACTGCTTGTCCAGTACCAGATTTATCTAGTTCTGGTTTCCACAACCTTTCATCCACATAGGATTTCTTTTCTTGAGGGGCACTTTCTGATTGAACTTGTGCTAGAAGTTTGTCCAAAGTATTGGACTTGCGTAGAGTACTAACTGACATATTTTTCTCCTTATGTTAATATATGTAATTGTATGTTTAAATATTTCACTTTATTCATAATATAACCTTATTTATACACTAAAATGAACCCAAAGTCAAGTCTTTTTTCGTAATTCTTTCCAAGAATGTTCAAAAAGTTTTTCTCCAAATTCATCAATCTGATTTGCAATCTGTTGAGTTTCCCATTGAGTATCTTTTGCACAACGCAAATTACATACTCTTGCGAAAGCCATCAGTGTACCAGACCAATACCATTCAGTGTACAAATTCTGTGGTAAAATCATTCTTGCCATCTCTGGTGCAACTTGTTCTCGCAACAAGTTTTTATAAGTCTGTGTTACAAACTGTATTGCACCGTCAATATTATATTCAATGGTTTCATCACTAGAACCTTGTTTCTTATTGTCGGCTTTAAGTCTCCATTCTTTAGGTGTATAGAATTCTGGTTCGTCATCTACATACCTTCTGGATACTTCATTCCACACCAAACCGACTTGGTGTTTTACAAGTTGTCTTGCAACAAAGATTGGAGCTTTAATATGGAACTGCATAGATGCGTGTCCAAATGGACTCCAATGATTGTGTTTTGCAAGATACTTGATTAGTTTCTCATCTGCAAGTGAAAGTAGTCCTTCTATATGACCACCTTCTGGAATCGCTTCCCATTCCGATTCCTTTGCAAATGATACACGAGCAGCATTAACCACACTTAGGTCAGAACCCATCTTGTCAATTAGTTTGACTTGCATTTTCTCTCCTAACATGGTCTTCACCCTCTGCTCGTGCTTCTGCATATGTATTTCTAGTAATAAATGCAGCTAACTTACCATTACTAAACAATTCTGCATGGAACACTGGTGGGTTCGCATTAAGTGTAAATGCAGGCCCCTTATCCGATTGTGGGATAAGGTATTTTGCTTGGTAAACTTTGTAGGTCTTACCCACGGTTAAATCTCCGTGGGGGTTTCCTAAAGTTGGTCTTAGATGCAAGTTCCTTGCACCTTAAAGACAATACCTCATCTCGTTTTACGAGTTCAGCATTATCATACTCTAGAACCTTAATTCGGTTCTTGAGTTCTTCTACCTTGGCATGATAGAAATCCCTTTCTTTCATTACACCCAAGACTTTAGATGATTGGTCATCCATTTACAAATACTCCTTAATAGTTGACATTGTTATAATCTTACACGATTGTTTATCAAAAGTCAAGACAGAACTGTAATTTTTTATAAGTTTTTTTTGTTCTTTCCAGACGTATTGTTCTTCAATCTCTTCATCCCAATACTTACAGTAATCTAGTAGTGTTTCTAATATACACATAGTTTCTAGACTTACTTTTTTAGCAAGGAATTGTTTTAACAACAAAGGGTGTTGTTTATCTTTGACATGAAATAATTCATCAAATACTGTTATATTTTTGAATAATTCATTTAGGTCATTCTTATAGTTATACTTTAAACTTTCAATTCTTTTACGATAATCTGAATAATTCTGTTCACTAAAATTACCAACCCACGACTTAGGGTCTTTAATAAAGTTAGAGATAAAGAACTTAGTAACATTCTCTTCACTAATATATTTTCGTGCTACCTTTGCAAAGAATGGTCTATCCTTCCTTTTAAGATATGAGTTCACTGTAACCTTAGCTTTTCCATGATACTTTGTATAGTCATAGTCACTGTTAAAGTGTAACTTCAATGCATGATATATTTTATAGGCGTCAAATGCTTCCATGTTATATCGGTAGTGTTGCAACCTTTGGAAGATAGTTAAGGTTTCTTGCATCCACCTCAACCTTCTCTTTCAAAGATTTAGTTATCAAAGGTTTAATCATCTCTGGTTCTAACTGATACTTATCACAGTAATCTAGTAATGCATCCATATAGGATATTCCAGACTCTTGCACAGTTTTCTCAATTGATATAGAGAACTTTTTAGGTGTCATTAATTTTTCTTGTACTTCTTCCATTATTTCCTCACTATGGTTTATGAATTCCAAATGATATACTATATCTTTTTTCTTTCTTTGTCAAGGGTGTAACCATGTGTAACATCCAAGTTGGGAAAAGAACAAGTAAAGATTCTCTTGGTATAATTGTAACGTCATTTCCGTAAAATTCTTTATTATCAAATTTTGTTGATATTAATGTTTTAATAACATATGCTGGGTCAAATAATATTAACATACCATCTTCTCTAACCCACCCATTAATAATAGTTTTTTCTTCATCAAATTCATCTAAGTCATCAACATCTTCTATACCTTTTGGATAGTAAACACCACTCCATAATGTGTGACCACTTCCATGTGTATGTGGTTTAGAAAACCCACCAGCATCATGTATAACATTTCCCCATAGGTTTGAAACATCTACAAATGGTGCAATCATATCAGAAATACCACTGTGTTTTAAAATAGGAACACAAGCTCTTGAAATTTGTTCACGCAAAGTTTCAAAACTTTCCCATCTATCTTCCATTTTCGCAAGTGATTGCCATGCAGATTGGTTTGTTTTAAATGTTGCATTTTTTCCTATATCTTCTTTTCGTTCTTTTTCCATATCCCTTATAAGTTGTTTATTTAAATCTTTGTTTGCATTACCAAAGTTAACATATCCTAAAGGACTAGGAAATATAGGTTTAAAGTTTACTTGAGTCATTCGTGTTCCCCACCTTTATCCATAGGGTCTAACTTAATTCTTTTACCATTAAAGAACATACTTCTTGCACGACTAGGTGTAGATGTAGGGAAATTGTTGAAAAAAGATGAGTTACGTTTTGCAGTTTCAAATGTCGCTACTGTAATTACAATTGCAGCTAGTAATATAACATGAGCTATTGCACTAAATCCAAATACATACCAACTACCTATAAGTTGAGCAAAAGTTGCACACCACATCCATGCAAGTATTTGTAGTATCATATGTCTTGTTTGTAAATCTGGAATATGTCTCAATGGATTCCTATCCATATTCATCACACCATTCCATGCATCATATATCCATTCTCTCATATCTATCACCTTTTCAAATGTTACCTTTATTGGATAATGTGCATCCACAATATCTCTAAAATCTATAGCATCATATAAATCAATAAAGTTTTTTACAACTTTTTTATCTTTAAAATATCCAGTTACACGATACATAATAAATCCCATAATTAAGTGGTGGTGTTTCTGTTTCCAAGTACACCACCGAAACTCAGTAAAATTAAGCTGCTAGAGCGTAATCTACAGGCGCAAAATTATCGTTTGCACTTATCAAGTTTGACCAATAACGCAGTCATCCGATAGTTCTACTCGCCTCTATTTCCGTCAGTCGAACCTATTTCACCCCCATCATAACTACTCTCACGCAGTGATTCACTATCTCATCTAAGAGTAGTTATGGTGGAGGTGGAGGGTATCGCACCCTCGTCCTGCCCGTCATTCGATTTGTATCATCAAACTATGATTCTATTTATACCAGATTACTCTTCAATTGTCAAGTTTAATTTTGACCTATTTGCAATATGTTCTTCTGCAATCTCATCTTTTGATTGACCATAATAACGTACTGCATGATGATTGTCAACCAATAACTGATTAATATTGTGTTCACCACCATACCAAATTTCTCCAAGAATACGTCCATACTTACCCTTACCATCTTTGAATGTTTTCAAAGTAAGGTCACCAGCGTTTGTCCATTTAGTTAGAAATGCAGATGCAGCTTTACCATATACTTTTTCTACTTTGTCAGAAGTTCGTGATTCTGGTGTATCTATTCCATACATTCGTATACGTTGTTTTCGCATCCAAACACCAAATCCTAAGTCAATATCAACATCAACTGTGTCTCCATCAACTACCCTAACTAATTTACATTTATACTCATACATTTATTTCTCCCATGTGACTTTTGTTTTATCTGTTGATGGAATATCATTTAATCTGAAGTTAGAACCACCAGCCACAATACAAACAAGTCCATCAGCAATAAACTCCACAACACTAAAAGTTTTAGTTTCCATATTTACTGCAATTACAACTTGAGTTCTAATATATTGTTTACCATCTTGTGCTGGTGCAATACCGTCACCAGACATATAAGGTTTTTCCCCAAACTTCTTGTCAACTATAGTTAACATTTGTTCTGAAGACATACAATTTACTGGTTTCTGTGAATTGTAATTTGGTTCACCTTCTGGTATTCCATCATGTTCTGCATATGCACTTGTTGTTAGAACAAGTGCTAAAACTAATGTACTAAATATCCGTTTCATTTCCTTTACCTTCTACTATGTTACTTAATCTTTTCATAATATCTTTATCAACACAATTAATCATTTTAGGTGAAATTGTTTTTTCATATTTTTCATACGATTTATAGAATAACATATCTTGATTATCTTGAACATAAGACACACATTGTTCTTTTGAACCAAATTCTAAAAATGGAATAAACAATGGTGTCTCTGGTTCTCCACCAGAATTAAGCTGCGTTGTCATTACGACTATTATGAACCACTTCATTTTCTTTTTCCCAATGCGTAGTGAAATCGTCAATCGCTTCTACTAGTAGTGGTAAGTAGTCATGTTTAGTCTTAATAAATTCTTGGACGATTCCATCTTCAGTTACAACTAGAATCACAATCTGGTTGATTTCAATTCCAGTTCTCTCTTCAAACATTTCTGCATATGCAGATGCTTGAATGTAATAAGATTCATTCCAATCATCATTTCGTTCTCTTGTAGAGGTTTTGAAATCAATAATGGAAGGAATACCATTATACTCACCAATACAGTCAACTCTACCAGCGACCATATATTTATCAGAGTAAAGACCACACTCTTGAGACATAATATTATCTACCTTATCTTGTAAGTGTGGTTTGATTTGTCCAAACAAAGTATATGGAAGAAAATTCTTCTTGTGAACTTCTTCATCAAAATTATTGTTTAGAAAGTCTTCGCACATATGGTGTACTTTCGTACCCCTTGCGGCTGCTGTTCTTGCAACATAGTTTGCAACGTCATCACCAACTTTCTTTCTCCACGCCATTAGTCCTTCCATTTTACGTCTTTGTAAAACAGTAGTTATGGATGGGTATAGTTTCCCATCTGGAGTTTCGTAGAAACGCTTGCGATTAACAGTTTTAGTAGAGAGTTCTGTAATCTCTACAGGCTTGTGTGTAAACATAATATATCCTTATCATTTAATTGTAACCATCATACCATAACTCAATACACTTGTCAAGTCAATTTTAATGCTTCTTCTGTAGTCTCTGTAACTCTTCGTGTCCAACCTCTACCAAAAGTTTTAAAGTGTTTTAACTTCTCATAATACTCTTGTCTATCTGATTGGTATGTTTTGACAACATCTTCAATACCATGTTTATCAACATATGCATCAATCATTTTAAGTGAGTTGGGGCCGATACCACCATCAACTGTTGTACCAACAATCTTTTGAATAAATTTAGCAGCTCGTCCAGTTCCAGCATTAACTCCAAAATCGAAAATGCAGAGTGCAAGCGCTGGGTGAAGTGCATCACCTTTTACTCTATCCCAATATTCAGTTTTATAGATAGGTGCAACATCTGTTACTTCTAATTGTTTCATGTCTTTCGGTCTAAGACTATTCTTTTTACAGTATGCATCATATACTTTTTTAGTTACGCCTAAGTTAGTTTCACCGCCTGGGTCGCTGGGATGATTTACATAACCGCCTTCGTGATGCAAAATAAGTTCTAAACAATGATTATATTCTTTGTTTATCATTTTCCTTGTCCTCTATATTTTTTATAACTACGTCTTTTACTTTTATTCATAGTAGACGTAATTGGTTTCTTTCCCATTGAAGTACCTTTTGGAATACTCTCATGGGCCGATTGAGTTGAATACATTTTAGCCATTACTGTTCAACCCCTTTCTTTGTTTTACTAATTAAATAACTACGAACTAAACCAGAACGAACAATATCACCAATATTAAATTCTACTGATTTGAACTCTTCCATATCTGCGATAATATCTAGGAATCTAGGCATACCATCTTTATCAGAATTTTTAGTTAAATCAGATTGAAAGAAATCACCAGAGAATATAATTTTACTGTCTTGACCTACACGAGTCATAATTGTATCTAACTCATGAAAGTTTAAGTTTTGACATTCATCAACTATAATAACTGCATTATCTAATGTGATACCTCGCAAGTATGATGTTGTTAAAAACATGACAGAACCTTGTGCTTTTAGTCTATCATACAACATACTAAATGCTTGGTCACTTGCTTGTTCAAACATAAACTGTACCATGTTCTGGTATGGAATTTGATACAGTGCAGTTTTATCTTCTTCATCACCAGGCAAGAAACCGATTTCTCTTGTGGGTACTGCACTACGAATTAGATATACACAATGATATGGTGTACTTGGGTCTAATACTTTTTCTAATGCAAGGTATAAGGAAATAAAAGTCTTTCCAGTTCCAGCGGCTCCATGAAGAAATAATTCTTTATTGTCTTTTTTAAATGCCTCAAAGGCAACTTTTTGATTGTCAGTAATTGGTTTGACAGTTACTAAGTCATCAATTTTTACATCTTGTTTTTTTGCCATTAATCAATCACTCCGTGTTTCTTTAATACTTGTCTGGTTTTTGCACTCTTAGTAGATTCTTTACCATATCTATCTGCAACAGAACTGCCTGGGTTTGCTTCTGCAATCCTTGACATTTGTTCTTTCCACCCATTATCATTCTTAACCATATCACCAGTTCCACTATATGACATTGCAAATAGTGATGGTAATTGTTGTATATGAGGGTTGTCTTTTAGATACTTTTCTCTATCAGATATATGAAAGAACTCTTCAAATTCTTCACCAGTTTCATTGTTTTTAAAATTATAAGTTGGCATCTATTTTCTCTTTTAGTCTATTTATCTCTTCTCCCAATTCCTTTACACGAATTAGAAGTTTATGATTAGATTCTTGCATTAGTGAAATCTCTTTCATATACATATCTTCTCTTGACATATGTGGTCTTTCAGTCCATGCGCTTAAACTACCACCAATTTTAGTGATATCATCCGTAGGGTCATCTTGTTCCATATTTTCCTGCCTTAATTTCCAGAGCATCCAATCATAGTACCGTTCTGGTTCTGGGTCATGTTCATGTACCATTCTGGTCTTCCTCTTTCTTTCCAAGTTGCGAACCTTCTCTTTGCAACAACATAAAAATTACGATACGCTTGTACAGAATCACCATCCACTTTACATTGTGGAAATTCTTTCATAGCCTGTGGAACAGGCGTACTACCCATTACACTAGATGGTATATTCTTAGGTGGTTCTCGTAACAACCACCAATTGTCTTTTGCACCATGTTCTTTCCCATACCTATATGTATATTCCTCACAAATTAGTTTATAGTAAGTAAACATTAACATATAGTTTTCACGACACATTCGTACCCAGATATTAGTTGGGTGGTTCACATGACCAGCAAGATACAAGTCTCTATTCATCTTTCGGTCTGGGTGTTTCCACCGTTTAATCTTTGCACCACTTTTAGTCTGACCATAATATAGTTCACCATCAAGAACCCTATGTGCAGTACACAACATTTGTTTGTACTCTGTAGGCATCTTGACAATGTGTTTGTCACAATGGTACTCAATTGACTTGAATGGGTCTTCATCTAGGTAAAAGAAATTCATAATAATTTAATCCTTTGTAGTGTATCCAATACTTTGTCCTCATCTGCATAACCGATTACATCTTCAGTTATTGGTGTACTATAACATAAATCTCCACCAGAGTCAAGTACTGCAATCTCATACAACCCCATCTTACCACCATAAGAAGTAGAGTGTTGAACTATAGATGCACCATACCCATTATCAAATTGATATGTGTACCCCCATCCATCATGGACTTTACTTTTCTTTGCATAACCTCTTAACGTCATTTTTCCCACCTATAAAATATATGGTCTTCAATTTCAATTGTCCTTGTCTTGGTTTTTCTCCAAGCAGGGAATACATAATCTGCATGATAGTGTGTTGCACCTTCAGTGATATCAACAACAGTTATGTCACCATAAACTAAATCTGCAGCCATCTCATACAATGCACCATAAGTTGTTGGTTCATGTGGTGTATCATCTTTACCATCACAGTACCAGCTAAATTGGCAACGGTGACGAATTGGGTAATAATTTCGTTCACTGTCTGGAACATTCTTACCTTTAGTTTTCCATGATTCTCTAACAGGCCCTTGGTGTACTACTTCACAGATTGAGTTGGGGTATCTACTATCTTTAACACGATTTAATACAACTAAACTTACTGCAAGTTGTCCAGCGAGTCCTTGACTACGAGCCTCATGATACATATTATTTGCTAAACAGACTGCTTGTTTATCAAGGTAGTCTGTCGCACCTTTTAATGTTACATCTACTTCACCAGCGGAAGCAGATATAACAAAGGTTGTTAAAAGTTCTTTAAGCACTTTTTTCTACCATAAATGCATCCAGATATTCTGGATTAGATGTTTGTAAAGTATAAACACTACCGAAATACTTTTCAAAAGTTCTCAATAAATTTATGTAGTCACCAGATTTCATCTCATTCAAGATTCTATCTTGCATATCTTTATCAAAGTCACTTTTTTTCATAGTAGCATTTGCATATCCCAGAAGGCAAAATGCATTACCTTCTGAACCATCTAAGTCTATCACAGTAGTAGATGGTCTACCTTTTGCTTGTACTGTCATTAAGCAGCCTCCAACATTGAGAAAGGTACATTATAACTTCTACCTTTCATATTAACGATTGCTCTGGTCTGATTGATTTTCTCAACAATCCCAGGCGTCTTTTTTGTTTTTTGCACAACAAAAACATTTCCACCAACTATGATTGCAGATTTTGCTTTCATAGTTTTGATATCTGATATCATACTCTGTACTTGAGTAAGTTCAGATATTGTTAGACCCATAAGTTGGTCATTCACTTTCACTAAATTTGACATTATATTTTCTCTCCTTCTAATGTTTCAAATCCCATCATAGCAACAACATATTTTTTGTTACCAACTAACATTTGGTCACCAACTGAAGTAGACCTTAAACCTCTTCCGTTAGAGATATCACCGACAACAGTAACTTTATCGTTACCATCAGCAGGCATCTTCAGCGACCAACTATCCATAATATTTTGTGTCCACCTATATGCAAACTCCAACTTATCAATAGTTGACTTTGCATCATCAGGCACCTCTACAAAAGCAACGGTTGACGGTTTGTCCTCAAACGCTGTATGAATTACTGCAACTTTTTCCATCTCTCTCTCCATTAAAATAATTTAGTTCCAACTTCAGCAGCTCGTTGTATCTCAAACGCTTCTGCTTGTTCATTGATATGTTGGTCTTGCAATTCTGCATCAACCATACCAGTGAATGATTGTG